GCCGCTCCCAGCAAAGATGGCGTTGCAACGAAGGGCAAGACCAAAGGCATGCAGGTCAAGATGGGTGCATCCAAGCCGCTGGGTATGAAAAAGGGCGGCTACGCCTGCTGATAGGAGGCCGACATGGCTCGACGTTCTCGTTCCTCACGTTCACGTGATTTAGCTGGCCTTGCTGCGCTGGGCGCGTTGGGCTATACCTTCTTTGGCCCGGGGCGTGAGCGCAAGTCCTATGAGGTCCCGGCAAGTCAAGTTCCTGTGGACTATCTCGGGACTGACCGCCCGCCGTCCGTTCGCGGAGATATGAGTCCAGCGGATTTGTATGCGGATGCTGCCGCAAGGTTGACTTTTGATGATGATCGGGAACCCGGTGGTTCTACGTATCGTCCCCCTGCCGCTGTCGCCCCTGTTGCCGCCGCTGCCCCTGCCCCTGCCGCTCCCGCCGCCTCTGTCGCTCGCAGCATTACCGCCGCTGCCCCCGCCGCCGCTCGTAGTACTGGCTCTGGTTCTGGCTATTTGGACCTTGGTGGCTACAACGATATGGCGCAGGTGGATATGCCTCGTGGGTATGACCCTCGGCTGGCCAATCTGTCGTCCGCAGCGGTCGGCGCAAGTGAGGCTTCGGCCATCCGTAACGCAGCCAACGCTGAAATGCCCCTTAGGCGGCAACTTACACAAACGACTCTTGGCGCGCCTACGGCTCGGGCCGCTGGCGCTCCCAGCATTTACGCTGGGCCTGCGGCGTTTCAGGCATACCGTCAACGACAGGCGGCAGAAGCCGCAGCAGCCGCTACACCCCCGGCCCCTCCAGGCAGTGCCCGTAACATCGTGCAACAGATGCGCGAGAAGGATAAGGCTGTCTTGGCTGCTGTCCGTAGGCGGCAGGAACAAGAGGCGGCAGCGGCAGCGCAGAACCGCGCAGCGGCGGAACAGCGCCGTATTGATGCGGCGTTGAGTCTTGACCCAATGGAGCGTTTGGCCCGGGGGTTCAAAAAAGGCGGCGCAGTCAAAGCCAAGCCAAAGAAAATGGCTTCTGGTGGAGTGTCTTCCGCTTCCAAACGCGCCGATGGCATCGCCTCCAAAGGCAAAACCAAGTGCAAGATGTACTAAGGTGACACCATGTCGGATAAATCCAAAAAGCCCAAACAGACCCTGACCCCCGCTGAACAGCAGATGATTCAGGAGGAGAAGGATAAACAGATGGCCCCCAAGCTGGAGAGCGCTTATATGGGCTCTCTTACCAGCACCACGCCTCCTCCCCCTCCTCCCCCTTCCACGCAGAGGCGGGCCAATGGTGGCGTCACTCGCGCCGATGGCTGCATTACTAAGGGCCACACCCGTGGCAAGATGGTGTAGCCATGATGGCCAGCCGTGGCATGGGGGCCATTAACCCCAGCAAAATGCCCGGGCCAAAACGCAAGGCCCGTAGGGACGATACTGACTTTGATCAGTACGCGGCTGGTGGCAAGACCAAATCCAAGGTCAATCAGGCTGGCGTCTATACCAAGCCGGGCATGCGCAAGTCGCTGTTTGAGTCAATCAAGTCCCGGGCAGTGCAGGGTACAGGCGCAGGCCAATGGTCGGCCCGTAAAAGCCAGTTGTTAGCCAAACAATATAAAGCTAAGGGTGGCGGGTACCGTGACTGAAGCAGTAAAAACTTGCACAGATTGCGGAGAGACAAAACCGCTGACTGCCTTCCGCAGTCGCGGCGGTCAAATGTCGCACCTGTACAAGAGTCACTGCAACGCATGTCTTTATAGGCGGCACAAAGACTGGACAGAAAACAACCAGCACAGAGTGGCTGAGTATCGTGAGAAAGACCCTTGGACATTGGCAAAGCGATGCTCAAGACGCGGCATCACTCCTGAACAACTTGTGGATCGGTACGAGCGGCAAGAAGGCTGCTGTGCAATTTGTAAAACGCAGGTCACTTTGATAGATAGCGCAATTGACCACAACCACGATACAGGTGAGTTTCGTGGCGTTTTGTGCAAGCAGTGCAACCGTGCGTTGGGCATGTTTAAAGACAGCCCGGCAATCTTACGCAACGCCGTAGAATATCTTGAGGCATTTGGGAGTTACGGCGATGGCGATTAAAGACCCGCAGCAATCGCTCAAGGACTGGGGTGACCAAAAGTGGCGCACCAAGTCCGGCAAACCGTCTTCCAAGACGGGTGAGCGATATCTGCCTGAGAAAGCCATCAAGGCGTTGACTCCCGCTGAGTATGCTGCCACAACTCGTGCCAAGCGGGCAGGCAAAAAGGTTGGAAAACAATTTGTAAAGCAACCACCCAAGGTGGCGGCGAAGACGGCGAGGTATAGGTAATGGCCACCACATCAGGCGCAAGCAGTTTTAACCTCGACCTGACTGAACTGGTCGAGGAAGCGTTTGAGCGTGCCGGTTCAGAGTTGCGCACGGGCTACGATCTCAAGACCGCCCGTCGTTCGCTCAACATCATGTTTGCCGACTGGGCCAATCGGGGCATCAACCTCTGGACCATTGAGCAGGGCACGATTGACCTTGTGCAGGGTCAGAACACCTACGCCCTGCCAACCGACACAATTGATCTTCTGGAGCATGTGATCCGCACCGGGGCCAACGTGGCTGCGACTCAGGCAGACCTGACCATCACTCGGATCAGCGTCTCAACCTATGCCACTCTGCCCAACAAGCTCCAGCAGGCCCGCCCAATCCAAGTCTGGGTTCAGCGGTACAACGGCCAGCAGAGCCCAACCGGCTTGTCCATCAGCCAAGTGGGTGGAATCAACGCCACCGTCACTGAGATCACCCTCAACTCTGTGGTTGGCCTGCCTGCCACCGGGTTCATTAAGATTGACTCTGAGATCATCAACTATGGGTACATCTCAGGGAATACCCTATACAACTGCTTTAGGGGTCAGGCCGATACCACGGCGGCATCTCACAACAACGGGTCAACGGTCTACTGGCAGCAGCTTCCGGCTATCACGGTCTGGCCGACACCGGACAACGCTCAGCAGTACCAGTTTGTGTACTGGCGGCTGCGCCGTACGCAGGATGCCGGTGGCGGTGTGAACATCATGGATGTGCCGTTCAGGTTCATCCCCTGCATGGCGGCGGGTCTGTCCTATTACATCGCCGGGAAGATTCCCGGGGGGATGGAGCGTCTGGCCATCCTGAAAGCTCAATACGACGAGGCGTGGCAGTTGGCCGCTGATGAGGATCGTGAGAAGGCGGCAATCCGGTTTGTGCCGCGCCAGCAGTTCATCGGGAGCACTTACTAATGGGCAATAGGTTTGCCAGTGGTAAGTATGCGATTGCCCAGTGTGATCGCTGTGATCAGCGCTTCAAGCTCAAAATGCTCAAGCGCGAGGTCATCAAGACCAAGAACTATGAGTTGTTGGTGTGCCCGGAATGCTGGGACCCAGACCAGCCACAGTTGCAGTTGGGTATGTACCCGGTGGATGACCCACAGGGTTTGCGGAACCCTCGCCCTGACCGCAGCTACAGGCTTTCAGGCACCAGTGGGTTGCAGATTGAAACGGGTTCTGGGCCGTTGGGTACTGGATCGGTAGAAGCTGGTAGTCGTATATTCCAGTGGGGCTGGAATCCCGTTGGAGGTTCTTCGTTTTTTACCGCCGCTGAAACGCCAAATAATTTGGTTCTGGCGGTGAATTTGGGCACAATTACGGTTGCAACGACATAAGGAGTCGATCATGATGGACGCAAAGAAGGCTGTGCATAAACACGAGAAAGCCATGCACCCCGGCAAACCCCTGACCAAGCTGAAGGCTGGTGGTAAGACCAACGCCGACATGCTCAAGTACGGGCGCAACATGGCCAAGGTCATGAACCAGCGTAGCCCTGGCCGCAAGGGAGGCTGATATGAACACCGACGACTTCAAGTATTTTCCGGCGGAGACAAAAGACCCGATTGGAAAATACATCCAGCCCAAGGTCTATCCATCTGTCGTGGTGGGTGAAGAGCCCGCCAAAGAGACCATGCGCAAGGCCAATGTGTCTGTGGCTAACACCCGCAGCCAAGACTATGAGCCGACCAAAACCAGCGGCACGATGATGCGTGGCGGCGGCGCGGCAACCAAAGGTAAAGTGTCTCGGGGTCCAATGGCTTAATATGACGTACGACGAACTTGTCACTGCTGTAACGAACTACACGGAGAACAATGTCCCGAACGTGGACATGAACACGTTCATCCGTCAGGCCGAGCAGCGCATCTACAACACGGTCCAGTTTCCGTCGTTGCGGAAGAACGTGACAGGCTTCACTTCGATCAACAACAAGTACCTGTCGTGCCCGACCGACTTTCTTGCGGCCTATTCAATGGCTGTCATTGATGCCACCGGGTCGTACGAGTACTTGTTGAACAAAGATGTGAACTTCATCCGTCAGGCGTACCCAAGCCCCAACGACACTGCCATCCCCAAATATTACGCGCTGTTTGGTCCGACCACGACATCTGGGGCAAACCCACAGATTACCAACGAGTTGAGCTTTATCCTTGGGCCGACACCCGACAGCGCGTACTCGGTTGAGTTGCACTATTACTACTACCCGGTGTCCATCATCCGTGGCCAGCTTAATGGTATTGGCACCATCACGGGTGGAACTGGATACGTCAATGGTACGTACTACGATGTGCCGCTGACGGGCGGTACAGGTGAGGGCGCAAAGGCCACGATTGTGGTCGCTGGGGGTTCTGTGTTCTCGGTCACCATTTCTGAGTACGGCAGCAAGTATGTGGTTGGCAACACCATGTCTGCGGCGGCATCTTCTATTGGTGGTACGGGATCGGGCTT